AGAAGTAACGATTGGTTTCGCCACACTTTGACTCGAAAGAGTCGAATTTACTTAAAGCAGCCTTGTCCTTGTCTATGCCGGTTTCTAAGAAATCGGCTTTTGATAAGAACTTGGTAGCCAAGTAAGCGTCGCGAAAGCCCGCAGCGTTGTAGTATTGCTGCGGTTCAATATCCAAAGACACCAGCTGGTTGTGTTCCCTACTTTCGTAGAGAAGCCACACAGTTAGGGCCCTAGGACAATTGAGTGCGTGAAGATAGTCTCGAATGAACATGTCAGTGTCTGACGGTGCAATACGAGAATCGCGGGCTAGTTTGACCAGCCCACCTGTTTTAGTCTTAGACATAAGACAGTTGCTCCTTTCTTGGTCCATGCTCACTGGTATTTAAGTGAGAAGACCGGGATATAACCAGCTAAAAAGTCAAGCACCAAAGAGAGACAATTGCCTCTCTTCGGCCTTCTTACGCCGCTCTACCCTAGATTTACTGGGCAGTTTGGTTTGGGAAAGCGAGACTAAGTAATTGATACGAGCCGGCGACATGGTTGGTCCAGTCTTCTCAGACCGGGCAAACATGCCGTCGTCCGCTTCGTTCCTTGCTTCAGCTGGTCCCCGTAGCTCAAGATCGTTTGACAGATCATCGAGCCACTGGGTCCTATCCGTGGAACGACGTCCTCCTAACAAAGAGGTACGTCTATCCATTGACAGGCTCCAGGTCTTCAACCATCGAGACGATTGTAGCGTGTCCGAGAAGATTCGCGGCGTAAGCCAAGATATCTTCCCGTTGCGCTTTGTCACCTCGCTCTGGTAGCATGAACTCCATAACACAAAGCGTGTTATAGGCAAGCGTCGGCGGGGGAACGAAAGTACCCCCCGAAGATGCCTGCTCAAGTTCAGGAACAGCGATTTTGATCATCACTTTGTACGCCTTCGACCCTTTAGTGGGTCTCCGGATGGACGCAGTGATAGACGGGTAGCCGACAGGAATGCCGCCTACTTTGTCTTCGTATCGCGCAATGCCGTCAACGACACCGGCGGGGTCAAAATCATGTGCGACTGGCGTTGCCAGACCGTCATTGATTGTAATGGTGGCAATAGATGCCATAGTACTAGCTCCTTTCAAAGAAGCGAAAGAGTGGAATGAAAGTCACATTACCTTGCTCGGAAAATTGGGGTTTGATCCCCTCCTTTTCTACCAAGTAATGTAACAAGTAGTGCCGCAGATGTCAAATAGTTCTTGATTCCAAGATTCCATCCCTTAAGGACAGGTTTGGACGGCGCCGGAAAGTCCGAAAGTACTTCACGTTTCAAAGTGAAGTCCTCGCGAGTACTTACGACGGAGCCGCTAAATGACACGTAGCTGTAATCACTCCTCCAAGTTGTCGTTTTAGTAGACGCGGAACGTTCAGCAGTGGTCTTACATCCCTTCTCAAATGCTAACCCAAGGGTTGCATCTAAGGAAGAGAGGTAGTTTCCAATGTTGACGAACCAATCTACGACGAAACTGAAAGGAATGAGTTCCCAGCCGAGGTTCAACGGGTTACTAAATCCCGTTGCGGCCATGTTGTGAGCATCTGTGTTGATTAGCTTGTAATAGATGGTAAAAGCCACCTTATGCGAGCCTTTCGTCACGTTCTCAGAGTCTTGATACTGCCAGCTTGAAGGCTGGGTAGTACTGTTGACTACTCTCTCAAAGGTTTCCCGGTAATACGATTGCACTTTCACTATTTCCCCTTTCTCAAGTTGCGATTGAAAAGTTTCAATCGTTCCCTGAGCGGAAGAAACAAGTGGGCGCCATCCATACTGGAATTCCAGCCAGAGAGATGCTAGGTTCTTCGGTGAAAACACCGAACCCGCCCCTGCACGCTTCTCGAAGTAAGCTTTGGTCCTCCCACCTTTTTTCGCTTTTTGGGCGAAACTTGGTTTTTGGAGTGTCCTATACTTCTTCTTGAAACGCCGGGACGGCTGAGCCGAGCCGAGAATGCCCACAGCTTTCGAGAGTTGACCTGCCTTGAATGCGG